TGCATGACCATTGTCATTTTTAGAATTTAATATTTTTATATTGCTATTTAGTGACTCAAGTTCTTTTTCCAATTCCTCATTGGTTTTTCTCAGCGTGAATAGTTGCTCCACTGCTGTGATACTTAACCCCTCTATCTTCACCCTGTACAGAGGAAGTTCTCTCACCTTTCCCGCCTTGTATAGGTCTTCTTGTACAATCTCTGGATCCGTTGCTGTGCTTCCTGCCGTGCCCTTCTTGACTTCACATGTGTATGTATCGATACCACCGGTTCCCGTGCTTTCGAATCTCGCTACAATGATATCGTTCCTTTTCTTTTCACTCTGCCCGGAGTCAATTTCGCAATCAATATAATCCCCGTAAGGAATACGGGCGAAATGTCCTCCTACACAGATAATTCCATCTGCAATTCTGACCTTGTTATTTGACAGCACTGTGGCTTTGCAGGCTTGTCCTACGGTCGACACGCCATCTTCTCCAAAAATGCTCTGATAGATAGACGCGTCATCTTCCGCGCGTATGTGCGCTTCTTCTCCCGGTGGTGTGTTTACTGTGATTGGTATTAATCCAGACATTTAATCATCTCCTTTCATTTTGTAATCCACTGTCGCCTCTCCTTTTTCTACTTTAAATATCTTTTGGATAATTGGCTTTTTTACTTCTGTATCCGTGATTTCATCGTATCCGGCTACGATATCTCCAAGCTCTAAATCAATATCTTCTATGTTTATATCGCATTTTTTGTGATTTTGAAGCTCTTGAAGACGCTTTATTCCACCTTCCTCGAGCTTTTCTCTATCCGCCGATGAATAGTCATAGACTGCAGCTATCTCGTCAACTCCGTAATAATACTGATTTTTTCCGATGCTGCCATCTTCCTGCGCGTACAGGTGGAGTACTGTTCTGTCTTGGCTTTCTCCTTCTCCTACACATACTAGATGGTTCACACCCGCTCTGTAGTCTTCTACTGTGATATCTGTTTTGCTCTCCTGGCTATATTCCAGCTCTTCCGAATAATCCTTTATTGGGACAGCTTCCAACTTTACATAGCCATAGTCCAGTCCACTTGGCTGAATATACTTAATATTCAGTCTGTAAGCGTACTGATCCAGTAGTTTTTGTATCGCGTCGTACAGCGTGACGTATCTGTCTACTTTCCAGTTGCTCACTTCTATTCCACTTTTAGAAGAAGTCACTACGAACAGGCTTCCGAAACTGTCTCCAACCAGCTGCGTGATTATCTCATTTATGTCTCCGGATAATATTAGATGGTCTTGTCCAGCTGGCGGTTCCACAATCTTATAGATCAGCATTCCTCTCCATGTATATCCTGAGAGTGTGAGCTTTTCTGTTTTGGAAACCGACTTGATTCCTTTTATGATTCCTCCGTATTCCGTATCTGGAACAAAAAATCTGCACCCGTATCCGTATCTTTCTTCATTCCATTCGCTGCTGTCGATTTCAATTTCGAAGTCGCACTTGTCCCCGATGTCTATGTCTACTTTTGCACTGTCCGTGAGATTTCCCTGTTCTTCCCCTGTCGGTTTTGTAACTATGATTTTAACGGGATCCATTTTGGCTCTGTCCTTTCTTCGAATATAATCAAATCGAAATCGAAGCCTCCCGGCCATGATACTGTATTTCTTCCAGGCTTTATTTTTTGAAAGAAGGTGCGCGACTTCTCTCTGGAATGGAAAGCATTTACTTCTTCTCCACTTCTCATTATTTTTGTAATAGTCTCTGTTCTACTGTCTATTTCAAGTCGTTCGCCCTCTTCTAAAATAACGTTCGCCCGGTATGATGCTTCTCCAATCGAGACCTGTGGGTTTGTTACTTTTCCGTATATGATTAATCTAAAATTTGAATCCGTAAAATGCGGATTGATGAAATAATTGCTATTCTGCCCGGTAGTATATCTATATGGGTATCTTCCTGGGTATCTTTTATTGTTCGTTGTTACTTGGTTATAACTATGGAATTCATAGGTATGCTTGTTGATCCAAAATGGGTAAAATGATACTAATGTTGCATCTATATCAATCGTATAAAATACGTCATCGTAATCTTTTGGAGCTAGTCCTGTAATATAGCAAGGCAGGTAGCAATCTCCATACCAGAGCTTGCCCTCTGCCTTGCTTAGAATATCTTCATCTGTAATTTCACTGATGTTATTTACAATTTCGCAATATTCGCTTTCGGAATCACAAAATATCTGAAGCGTGATTTTTTTCTGCACACTGGTCCTGTAGAATTTATTGAGTTTTGACCTGTTTCTCAATTTATTTTCGCTTGCCTCGTAGCTCCAGCTTTTCCCGAATATGTCCGTAATGTCCTCAAGTACAACCGGCCACTTGTCTAACTCTATTTTCTTTCCATTGCTATTTTCGTAGCATATCATTATGTTGTGACCTCCTCGATAATTCGTCCAAATTCTCTTCCATTATATTCTACAGTTACTTTTCTTCTTGCCATCGCATCAGCCAGCCGGTCATAGTCAATCGGATCTGTCTCTGTTCTTTGCAACCTCGCCAGTGCATTTTCTACGGATTCTGCCATAGTAATGCGATTGCTCCTGTAATTGCAGTTATCGCCGCGACTATTAGCAGTATTGGTCCCAACGCTATTCCAGCGCCTCCCGCTGCGGCTGCCCCTGCTCCTTCTGCTGCTGTTCCAATTCCGGCAATCATACCTGTCAGCTTTGAACCGACTCCGATAATTGCAGATATCCCAGTCGACACTTTACCGATTCCTATCAGCAATGGCGATAGGATTGCTACGAATCCCAAGATTCCAAGAAGTATTTTTTGCTGATTTGAATCCATCTGTGATATTGCATCGGCAAATCCTTTTATCTTCTCTGTTCCCTGTGCGATCATTGGGAGAAATGTGGATCCCAATGTAATTCCCACGTCTTTCAGATTATTACCCATAATCTGTATTTTGCTTTTCGTGGTTTCGTATCTCTTATTTGCTTCTTCTGTTAGAGCCGTGTTTTCATTCCAAGCTTCATTTCCTGTCTGTATTGCCGAAGTAAATACGTCGCTTGCATTTGCGGATCTTAACAATGCGTCTCGCATTCTAGTCTCTGTGATTCCCATATCGTCCAGAACTTTAATAGCTGAGTCTGTTTCTCCTCCGCACTGCGAAAGTCCTGTGATAAACGCTTCCAGAGCACCCGTGGCGTCTTCTCGGAACAATGTAGAGAACTCGTCCACACTCATTCCTGCCACATTAGCCCAGTCTTTTAATCCCTCGCTATTTGTTTCTACGTCTAGCTGCATCTGTACCATAGCTTTTGAAAATGCTGTACCTCCAGCCTGTGCTTCCATTCCTACAGAAGATAGCGCCGTAGCCAGTGCCAAAATGTCTGATTCTGACATGCCTACCTGTGTTCCTGCGGATGCTAGATTCGTCGCCATGTTCATAATGTCCGCTTCCGTTGTTGCGTAATTATTTCCAAGGTCAACAATAGTACTTCCCATTTTCGAGTACTTTTCCTCCGCTGACATAGATTGGTCTGCTGCTAATCCTGTAACATTTGCAAACTTCGCGATTGCTGCCGCCGCGTCGTCTGCTGCCAGGTTCGTAGAATTTCCCATATCGATCATGACACGGGTGAATCCCAGTACATCTTGTGTCTTAATTCCAAGTTGCCCTGCCGTCTCAGCCACCGATGCAATCTCTGTGGTAGATGCTGGTATCTCCTTTGCCATATTCCGGATCCCATCTTCTAATTGCTGATAGCTGTAGACACACTGACCATTTGCATTGTAGACTTCATCGGAAGTCTTTTTTACACCCGCAAATGCATCTTCGAATGTAATTGCAGAAGCGGCTGCTCCTGTTAAGGCTCCGGCAGCCGTGGTACTGACGGTTCTTAAACTCTGCCCGACCTTTTCCGTTCCTTCGCCGAATTTTCCAAGTCCTTCTCCAAAAGTCTGAACCGCGCTTTTTTGTTCGCTCAGTTCTTTTGTGGTATTTCGAATCTCATTTTGGATTGCCGCCTGCTGTGTCTGTGCTTCTACAAGGCTGGACTTCAATTCATTGTACTTTTCTGAATTTTCTCCAACTTCCTGAGAACACGCATCCAGCGCACTTTGAAGTGTTGCTGTTTTTTGTGCAACAATCTGTGACTGATTTGCAAGTAATACCTGTCTATCCCTCAATAAACTGGTCTTATTTTCAGATCCGTCCAGTTTTGTCTGGTTAAGCTCCAATTCCTGATCGAGCTGCTTTATTTTCTGATCAGCCTGTTCAACAGCGCTCTGAAGCTGCGCTTCTGCCTCAGCCTGTTTTTTTAACTTCTCAGCTGCTTCAAGTGCCTCCTGGCTCAACTCAGATTCTGCTTCTTTTTGCTCGTCCAGTTTCCCTGTTGTGCTGGATAGCTCCTGTGCAATCGTCTCCTGTACGCGCTTCGCGTCTGCAAGCTTTGCACTCCAGTTGCTTGCTTCTATTGAGTTTTCTCCGAATACCTCTTTTGCGACACGTAATTTGTCGCTCAAAAAAGTGACCTTGTCTCCACTTGCCTGTAATTCCTGCTTCAGAAGCTTTTCTCTCTGTTCCAGAGCATCCACAGACGTGCCTGTGCCTTTCATCTGAGTTTCATTTAATTTTAATTCCGCCCGGAGCT